GCAAGAGTCTTGTAGAATACATCAGCAGTCATGCCAGAATAAGCATGAACCATGCCATATTTGAAGTATTGGTCCTCATCAGACATGCCCACATACTGTTTAAATGCAATTCTTAGGATATAATCCTGACCTGCAACTGGGGCACCACCATTAACACTTGAATCCAATGCTATGGTAGCTGACTTCATCTTGTAAGCCATGCTGTCAGCACTAGTTGCCTCTGCATAGAGAATGTTTTCTATATCTATAAGGTCACTTCTCATTCTGTTATCAGCTCCCTTATATTCAAAATACAGGTGTTTCTTTTCAGTATCATTTGATACTGCAATAGCACCAGCAGTATCAGACTCAATTACATGAGGAGTCTTAAATGCAGTTGCTACATAAAATTGCCTTACCTGATTCACACTAAATGTTGCCATTTTAATTTAATATTAAATTACACAATAGTTTATTTTGTTCTGTTTGTATCCAAACCCTTGCTTGCTATTGCAAGCCTTACTGCCCTATCAAGTATTACCCTATGCAATGCAGGATGCAAGTTACAATCCATTATCTTGCTTTCTCCATTTATGTTTAGATGGGCGGGCAATGCTACCAATATGATTGGATTGGGTTTAGATAGGTACCTGACTAAGTACCTGCTTATATTATACTTTGATACTATTTCTGCAATCCCGTTATCAATGTCAAGTCTTAGGACTCTTCTATATCCCGGACCCCTGAATGGATTGTTATATGTATTGTAGTAGTCATCCAAGGTAGTGGGTACCACAAGTACTTGGTTACCATCCTTACAGCCTAGCTTATCATCCCTCAGTTCAACTGATTCATAAACTATAAACCACAAGTCACTAGGTAACTTGAAGAATACAGACTTATCAGATATTCCAGTAATGTCTGCTATTTTTTCAGTAGTAGTATAAGTCTTTACCAAGTTGCTCAGGTATCTCCTTATTTCCTCAGTCTCTTCAAATGATTCCCTGAATGGATTCTTACCATTGTATAATTCCACTAACAGGTCTTCTTGGGCTTTTGTAAGAAAGATTGATTTCTCATACTCGTTGAACTCAACTCCACCTGAAGAGTAACTATTCAATAGAACATCAAATTCATTAGAAAATTCCTCAGTTGTCATTATTCACTTCTTTGTCCCAGTTCAACACTACTTTTCAAATCTCCCATATAAGCAGATTTAGCTAACTCTACTGCCCTTTGAAGAATTTCAGGATGTAGTTCACTATTCAAGACACATGGAGATTGCTGTGATTCTCCATCTACTGATACACCAACCAAGTCCTCCAATACTATTGGCTTAGGCTTGATTAGGTATGTGATAAAGTAAATGGCCTTGGTATCCTCTGGACTTTCACCTCCAGATTCTCCTAGGAATTGTTCATCTGCATCATGCAATATAAACCTAAACCCATTGTACTTTGTAGGAATTACAGTCTGGTCTCCAGACCCTTTAGGGTCCCCAAAAGTCTCTATAACTCTCCACACTTGCCTCTTTAGAGGTCTTCCATAGGGCTTGCTCAGGTTATTAAGCAAACTATCTAATTTTATAGGCACTACCTGATAGTACTTGTCTACATTGTTATCTGTATCCTTAATGATTATCCTTTCTGATACCACTAACAGTATTTTGTTAATAAAGCTAGGGGCATTGAATAACACAGCTTCAGGAGCACTGCCATAGATATTTCCGGGGATTGTGACATTCTCCATAACATCAGTTCCCCTCTTGGAATCCACCTTTATCAATGGACAGGCTTCTTGCACTAGAAGAGTAGAGAAATCTATTTGTCTTTTGGCAGAATCATCAAACCCTTGCTGGTACTTGTTACCTCCTTGGGTAGAAGTAAAGTAGTTCTTTACTATCTCATTCTGAGCTTTTGTGAGAAACACAGACTTTTCATACTCATTAAGGCCCGGAGCTTGGTTACTGGATATGTTATTGTAGAGAACATCAAATTCATCTGAAAACTCCTGTAGTGTCATAATCTTATATTCTTCTTTATTTTAACTTGGCCTCCAAGGAAAACTTGATTTCCTGATGTTTTGGAGAGTTCAGGTACTTGGCTGCTGTATTCAATGTAGGTTCCTCATTAGCCTCACATAGTGGAGTATTGTCACTTCTCAAGTATAGGAAACCCCCTCTATTTGAAATTAACCCTGCTTCTATACTCTTCTTGATGAATACCTTAGTAGGCAACATTGGGTCAGTGATAACCTTCAGGAAGAGCTTGTTATTGGATTGAATAAGCTCATTAGCCTTAGTCTGCAAGAACTCTAGTTTAGCATTTTGAGATGTAGGTCTTCCATCAATAGTCTCTATGATAACTCTCAAAGTATCCACATCACTCTCAATCTTTCCAAACTCCTTATAGCACTTCATTGTAGTGCTCATATTATCCTGAGCAGTCTTTGTCTCATCATTCTCAGAGATGATGACAAACTGATATGAAGCCTTAGGTCTATCTTGCAAAGCCTGTAATGATGGTGCAACAAAGTCCTTGTTAGCCAAGAGTATTTTATATCTTATATAATCTTCCGGATTGGACAGGTTAAGGTAATTATCCTGCTTTGTCAGTCTTACCTTATTTATCCCACTCTCATTAGAATCATCCCAGAAGTTATCTACCTTCTTATAGATACTTAGAGCATTGTATTCCAAGCCCATTACATCTTCCAAGAATGCCTTCTCCTTGTCTGTAAGTACATTGACATACATGCCTGATGACAGTCTAGGTACTACAAATACTCTAACAGACCCTTCTGCCATACCTCCAGCAAGAAGATGTTTAGGGTTAGTTCCCCATATTCCTCCCAGTTTGGGAATGAATCTGACGATTACTCTCTCATTTCTTAAACAGCTTATCAACTGCTCATCACCATCCTCTTCTATATTTCTCACTTCCTGTGAAGCTTTTGGTTCTCTCCTTGTAGGTTTTTCCTCCTCTTTTGGCACTTCCTTCAATGGCAGTGCTGTATCATCTACTTCAAAACCAAGTGTACCATAATCTACTTCTTCCTTTTCCTTTGACATATCTTCTCCTTATTTAATAGAAATAGAAATAAATTAAGGGAAGCAGGAGTTACCCCTACTCCCCTTTATAGTTTATCCTTGCAAAATAGCAGGAATTAATGACATAGTTCTTGTTGGGTCAAGAACACAGATACCAAGAGTAGCCATTCTGTGTATTACAGCAGCATCCTCATCAAATGACATGTAAGGATTGCCTATCTGTCCTGTAAATGGATTTCTCACATTTTTATGTTACTATTACATCGTGTCCATGTAATATCTTTAGCTTTCACTAAAGTTCGGACTATATCTTCATCATCTATTTAGATGAGCAAGGCATTTCAGCATTACTTAATGCTTACTCCCATCTGGGATAGTCTCTGAACCTTCATATATGCTATTATATATGCTTGGCTGCTGATTATCCAATCTTTCACATTGTTTCTTTTTATGAATTATGTTTTTAAGAGATTGATATTCTATATTAAAGAGTTTAGCAATCTGATTGACTGTATAAGTCTCTCTAAGTTTATCTATCTGACTTATTTGAAAATCTGTTAGAATCGTCTTCTTAGGAACTTTCTTACATACTCTTCTTGACCCAAATCTAAAAGAATGTATTACGTTTTCCTTTGGAGTTACCCACTCTAGATTTTCAATCCTATTATTTTGTCTGTTTCCATCTATATGATTAACTGCTTGCTTATTATCTGGATTAGGGATAAATGCTTTAGCAACTAATCTATGTACTGGTTGTGAAGTCCAAGTTCCATCCAATTTCTGAACTGAGACTCTACAATAACCATCTCTATCTTTTGGAAACTCTGTTAATATTCTCTCTTTTCTACTCTTATTGGCAGCTTTCCATATTCTACCAATTGAGCTTACTCTAATACCCTTATACTCTTCAAGGGACTTCCATAATTCTTTAACTTCCATATTTAAATGTTTGAAGTTTAAAAAGCAGTGAAAGCTCTAAGGAACTTCCAGCAATTAACCTTGTTTTATTTTTTAGCCTCTCTTCTGTTTCTAGGTCAGGCTATGGGAACTGAGAAATGTGCAAAGGCTTATGCAGCCATTAATCCCCATTGGTAACCTCTATATTCATTATCACCCTTAATCTTACACTTGAAGATATTAGGTTGGTCCATAGTACCAATGTACATAATATCATATCTGTAAGAGAAGGCAACACCACCCTGTGGGTGTGGTATCTTATTTCTAACAGGGTCATCATAGAATGGGTCTACATCAATCTTAACCCTTACACCATTAGGTGCTCTATACTCTACAAATTGGAAACCTGCACTTAGAGCATTTTGATGCAACTGAGACTGAGTCTTTTGAACAACACCAATAGAGTTGTTATCAAGAACAAACTGTGTCCAACCTGATACTGTCTTCAACACTTCCTTGTGGAATTGGATAGCACCTCTTTCACCAGTCTTGATTAGGAAGTATCTATCACCAAAGTCCAATTTAGAAGCAGAAAGCTCATATAGGGCATCCTCAAGAAGCTTCAAGCTGAATACATTGTAGTACATAGTATTAGCAACTTCCATCTGCTCAAATAGACCAGCACCAGTCCTGATTACACCACCAGACTTACCAATGTTCATATATTCACCATTGGAATTTCTGTTGCTTCTACCAAATGCAAGAGCATTATTCTTGTACTCAGAGAATTGCTGTTCTACCTCAAAGTCTACATTGTGCATCCACATCTTAGCTACTGACTTGGTATATCTGCCATCAGTCTCTTTGATAACAGGAATACCTACAGCCAACTTCTTGTTTAGCATTGAGCCGGGAACCTTGTGTTGGATTCTTACTACAGACCACTCATTTCTCATAGAAACAGGGCTTGTGTATCTTACATCACCAACCTTTCTTGACAATTCCTTTTCTACAAATGCAGCCTCAATAGAGAATCTTTCTCCTGCAAGCAGTCTCTCAGCAGGAACTCCTGCTGTATTACCTCCAGCAAGTTCTACCTTATAAACTGCATTGGTACCTTCCATTCTAGGGTCTCCCAAAATTCTGAATTGATACAACTCATTTAGATTACCTACAATGTACTCACCATCTGCAAACCAATCTTCAGGGAAGACAAGATAGAAAGGAGAAGTACCCTCTCCAATCATGCTACCATCATCTTCAACCTTTGTTCCATCCTCTTTTCTTGCCTCTACCAAAGGAATATTCCTTCTTGAAGAACCAATAACGTCCCAGTAATATTCACTGTCATCCTCAAACTCCTTTACAGGGAACTGATTCAAGAATGAATCAAGTGTCTTTCCTCTATGGAAGGCCAGCAGTTGTACCATTAGGTTTGTAGCTCTTTGCGGAGCTAACTGATAGATAGAGCCTAGGTGGTTTTCTTTAGTCAAACCCTTCCAATGTTGGAAGCCCACCATCTGAAACTTACCTAATTTTCCAGCCATAAAATAATTGTTTATTAGTTAAAATTATAATCTTTACTTAGATTTTAAATATTCTTCATACAAATCCTGAAGTCCCAAGTCCTCCCAAGTCTTATTCAACTTGTAAGTAGTACCATCCTTTAGTTTAGTCAATTCTTTATCGTAATAGGAAAGGGATGCAAACAATAACAGGACTTCATCATACACTATGTTTGTTTTTTTTCTCTGTTGGGTAGGAGGTTAGGGTCTCCTTCCCATTGTATCAACCTTTTTATCCTCGGCATAATTGTTTAGACATCTATTTTCCAACCTTTACCTATGAATGATTCAGGGTCTTCATCTACTCCACTGACAAACTTCAGATTACCATCTGAGCTTCTTGCAGTGTTATTAATAGCATGTTCCAAATCCCTCAGGCCATTCTTTACCTCTTTCTTTACCTTGCCTTTTACCAGACCATCAAGGCTCTTGAACCCATCAGTCAATGTAAAAATCAGACCCAAGTACTTCAGGAAGTCTACTCTGTTATCCTTTTCATACTTCTGGATAGCAGTATAATACTCTCCAGTTTCAGGGTCTTTATATATAGGCTTGGATATGTTGTCATATATCTTCTGTCTTGTCGTCTTATCTATTGACAAGTCTCCCAATATATTCTTCTCATTGAGAATAGACTCCTTTAGTTTATTAGCTTGTTCTTTTCTATCCTCTTCTTCTTTCTGTGCCTCTAACTTGGCATCCTCAATAAGGTCATCATATTTACCTTTGAAGTATTCGGTATTACTCTTCAATGCTTCCTTTGCATCTTCAATGTCAGTACCTGCATTAAAGGATTTCTGTACTTCCCTTGTAGCTCTTTCCCTGCTGTAACCCCTATTAATGAAGTCCTGAAAGATAAGATTCTTTCTCAACTCTTCACCTTTATCACTCTCATCAGTGATATTTTCCTCCTTAACACTGTCAAGGAAGTTCAAGGTATTCTCATACCTTTTTATCTCTGTGGGTTCAATACCATAATTAAGGGCATCATCAATCCTCTTCTGTCTCTCTTCAAGACCAGCCTTGATTTGCTGTTCCACTAAGTCCCTGAAATCTTCAGGCTCTTTAACTTTAGAGAGGACTTCATCATCAAGGTCTGGAAAGATACCTTCCTCCTTCAAGGCTTTAGCAATGGAAGAGTAGATAGTTTTTTGGGGAGAAGTGCTGTCCTCTCTAGAGGAAGTATCTTCCTTTCCTTTTATATTATCCTTTCCACTACCTACGCTCTCTGGCTCATCTGTAAACAAGTTATCTACATCAATAACCTCAGTAGTTTCTTCGTCTTTCTCTTTATTCTTTTTATCCTCCTTACCATCCTCTTGGTCAGGAGTTACTTCATCTTCAGGCGAAGTATCCTGTACTTCATCATCTACAAACAGATTCTCTATTTCCTCTGCTCCTAGAATATTGTCTAAAATCAATTCTTCTTCCATAATCTCCCATTATGATATAATCAAACAATGCAAAGTTATATAGAATTTTACACCCATACAATATAGTAAATAAATTACTTTGCAAGCACAAATAAGATACTTATTATATATGCAAAAAGAAAGGGCAAGATTATACCTTGCCCTTGTCCTATCAGTATTCTTTAAAGTAACTTACTACCTTATTTCTGGATTTGCAATCCACATCTTTGAACCAGAATATAATAGCAGATTCTATTATCTTTTGGTCTACATTGTCACCAAACCAACTCTTAAACAGCTCAACATAATCATGATACTGTGAGTTGATTGCCACATACACATCAGTAGGAGTTGCAGACACAGGAATCACTCCTCTATACCTTTCACAAATTTCCTTTGCCTTATGTATATCAAACTTTTCTCCACTATACTTTCTGCCACCCTCAGTGTGATACATATCAGATACCAAATCCATAGCTTCAGATTCAGTAAAGTGTTCTCCATCATTCATGGAATGTCTCATGTACTTTATTATTCTGTCCATGTCATTTCCTCTCATGCCAGAGTCTCTGAAGAAGTTCCTTACCCTCAGGAGTGGCTTCAATCCTACCTTTCACAAGGGATAGAATTTCTGCCTGAACCATATCCTGTATCCTAGTATAGGTATCTACATAATCCTCGTCTTGCAGCAGTCTTGATTTCTGCTCATCTGACATAGGGTTTATCTCTGCATCTATGTCATCCCATATCATCCTATGTTGTGCAGGTTGTTGCACTGGCTGTACTTGTTGTCTAAGTTGTTTTGCTGTTTCAAGGTTTTGCTTATACTTTTCAATAAGCTGCAATTGTTCATCAAGACTATTACCCACCATACTACTGCCCAGCAGAGGGTCTCCTCCTAATATGACTTGATTTATTGGAACCATAATCGCATAATTTTGAGATTAGTACTAAAAAGTAAGGGGAATGCCCCCTTACTTTATGCAGTTGGAGTAGTACCAGTTACCACTCTTGGACAACCACATTGGTTTGCACCAACATATCCAGTCACCACTGGAGTGTTAGGCAGACATACTTCACCATAGATAGCCTTGCAAGTCTTTCTGTCAGTATAGTTAATACCAGCAGTAAAGGCTTTATCAATTTCACATTGGATAAGCTTATCTTGGTAAGGTCTTACAGCAGCATTGATAGCTACCTGAGCCTTAAGGTCACTTAATTCCTTTCTGATTTCATCGTCAGAATCTCTCTGAGACTTATACAGATTGAAGGCATCCTGATTCTGCTTTGCAGATAGCACATCAAATCCGTCTCTTGTAGACTTATACAGGCCAAAGTCTGCATCTATTTGAGACTTCCATGCACTAAACAACTCACTATTAAGCTGTTGTCTATCAGCAAATCTGTTGTTCTGATATGTCATGGCCAAGTTATAGATACCTGCTTGCAAAGCAAGTGTATCCTCACACTCTTTTTCCCATGCTTGGAATGCAGTAGGAGCATTTACTCCATTTGCAGAACCACCACAAGTAGCTATTGCTATATTAGCATCTGCACCACTCCCAGTTCCTGTTCCTCCCAACAGACTGGCACTTCTTCTTCCACCAAATAATGCCCAAGCACCAAGAGCAGTACCTATAATACCTAGAGTCAGACCTGCATTTGCTTTGCCATTGATGTCTCTCCTACCATAATTATATCTATAATTATCAGCAGGTACTTCCTTTACCTTCTCTACTTGCTTCTCAATTATCTCCATAGTAGCAATTTTGAAATTAATTATTGTTTATCATGTAAGCTTACTATGCAAAGATACTAGCTATTATCCAAGAAGCACAACAATACTAAAGCCCTGTATATATGATTAATATACAGGGCTTTAACTTAGTAACATATGTACAAAAAAAAAGGAGGTAATAATTACCTCCTGCTATATTACTCCTTATTGTCTTTATGCTTATAAAATACTTGTGTTATCTTATCATATATGTAAGTCAGCAAGTATGCATCCACCTCATCATTATCCCTCTGAGGAGTGTATCCTATATACTGCCATATATGATTCTTTATGTGCTCAGCCTCATGGGCTATGCTACTTCCTCTCCTTGAATTAACAGCTACTAAAGATACTCCATATGCACTTATAGTAATAGCATTTGCTTCTGTATCCATTTCATCCTGAGGTATACTTCCTTCCAATTCTTCCCATCTATCAAATATAACTATGGTAAGCTTATAATTGAATATGGGTATTATAGTCTTTCTTTGAGTTATCATATCTTCTTCTCCTAACTACTTCAATAAATTCCACTAAAGCTATTAAGCAATCCTTGAGTCTGGATTGCTCCGCAATCCTTGAGTACTTCTACTCTTCTTGACAAAGTCATCCAGAACTTTCTTAGACCAACTTAATTCTTTGTTCTATATATTTCCTTAGGTTATCTATTCCATGTACTTTTAATCTGTAAGATAAAACACTGTGAGCTTTTCCTATCTTTAGTGCCCAATACCTTATGCTTCCAACTTCATCATTGATTTTTAATAAATTAGACTTCGAGTGATTCAGGCTTATCTTACATCTTGCCAGCATTTTTGGCATAAGTTCTGAAGTTTGCCCTACTAGTGTTTGTTCTAGGTTTTCCTAAATTAGTCCTGAATTTATCCGATTCCAAGTAGGTATCACTGCTAGAGCTATTATTTCCTCCTCTACAATAAGAAGAGGTATTTACAACTGAAATAGCACTATTTACTTGAAGTGTAGATAAATAGCCCATATCCTCAGGCACTTCATTAAGTACAGTACTCCTATAAGCATCTACCAACATATGAGGAATCCTTATAGCATAAGGAACTACTTTTTGGGTAGACACATATACTCTGGATTTGGTTCCTTCCGTTTCAGACCACAAATAAAATTCAGGTACTTCTACCTGTACAGTACCATCATATCCATCCAATCTGGAATCTGTACCATCTGCTTTCTTAGACCAGTCATTTGGGTCCAAATAATACATTATCCTTTTACCTTGGCATACACATCCTCTTAATGCTGATTGTATTGGGAGAGACTTATGCAGGCTCATGTTACCTATTCTAGCAAGTACAGGACTACTGTTGGTAGAATCCCATTCCACACCATAAGCTAGCAAATTCTTTGGGTCAGATAGATTATCTAACTTAGCCTTATCCTCACTTGATATAATACCTGCGGTATTACTGTCAGCCAAAGGTATGCTCCACTGGCATAATGAGGTAGGAACTTGTGGTACCTCACTTACCCCAGGATTAGCAGTAAGTTCTATACTAAGGGACTCGGAAGTGGAAACTTTACCAGCCTTAAATAATTTGAATATATTAGGGAATAGGTTTACTGTGGTATCTCCAATCATCAGGTTTATTGTGGCATCCTGCTGACTGCTAGTCCTATTATACCAGCTTAAAGATACTGGAACACTTGAAGGGTCTATTATAATATTACCTTCTCCTAATATAGATTCTCCATTCAAGGTTTTGACTTTAGTAGTGCCTCCTGCTGCATGTAGGATGTCAGTACTGGCTTTGCCACCCACTGATATTCCAGAACCATTATACACAGTACTCCCACTATCTAATGGGAAGGATATGTTGCTGCCCTTATCCATTGTACCTCCTGATAAGGGCAAATACTTCTTTATTTGCTCACCTATGGAGTCTTTCAAATCACTTACCTCTTCCTTAGTGGCATAATCAGTCAGGTCTATTGTGGTAGGACCAACAAGCTCCCAATAGCCATCAGGATAAGCCTCATCCTTTACCCATAGATATTCATTATACCTATTATCTTCTGTAGGGTCTTCATTGGGAATAAAATATATCCTGTTAGGTCTACCTGTCTCTGGTAAAGTAGGCAGTATTGATGCCTAAGGAGCATTTATAACACCTTTACATATCTCTGGATTCCATCCAACACCTAGAATAGTCTTTATGCTATCCTTTTGTCCTGCTGGAATTATAGTAACCTCCACATCATCATCAGATATATTCTTCAGTAGGAAGTTGACTCCGGGATTGAAGTTCCCTGAAGGCACCTCCTTCAGTACAGATATTTGAAGGCTATTTATAACTTGATTTGAAACTATTCTTGCATCCATAATCATTTACCTCTATTGTTCTTACCTTTTCCTTTGCAACCACACTTCTTTGCCATATCATAGAATTTTTATGGTTATTTTCTCACCTCTATTCTTGCCCTCTTGAAGTAGCTTATATAGCTTCCTGAATGTATCCTGACTATTCAGAACCTTACCAACTTCAGAGTTTACACCTACCAAGAGACATCCTGAAGTATCCTTATCTGTATTACCTGCATGTATAAGAATACCATCAAACCCCTTTACATTAAGAAGTCTGGGTAATTTGCCATTGCATGTTTCTTTGTAGAAAGATTTAGGCCCAAACTTTGGGCTATATACATCTAAAGTTACACCATAAGTCCCACTAGGGATTGCTGTAATGCCTGATTTCTTTAGGGACTTGATTTTGGCAACACTCATGCTATCATCTAATCCTCTATCAGTGTCTTCAAGTACATTACAGAACCACTTCCCATCTACAAGAAGGTTACTTATCGTGTAACTCTGTTTCTTCCATTTCCTGTCTACTACCAGTTTCATTTTGCTCATTAAATAAATTCAAGTTTCTTTTCCTCAACTGACAAGTAAGGTCAGTACAGATGGAGTTCATGAGACTGAACATCTGTTTCCTTAAATCCTTTATTTCCTGTTCCAGCTCTGCATTTCTTTTAAGAACCTCATCAAGCCTATTCTTATTGTCATCAGACAACTTCTTATAAAACTCCAAAGACTGCTGCATGTTCTCTATGAGGTTATTATCTACCTCACTATTATACTTTCTTCTTGCAAAGAACCAAGAAGTCCAACCACTGATTACTGTGGTTATTATCCCTACTCCTCCAGTAATTAATATACCTAGGTCAATCATGTCATTTAATTATTTCAATAAATTTTTGCTGCTTATTATTCACATAAGGACTATTTTCCACAATAGTAACTTCCACCACTCTATGTTTCTTTTGAAACCATCTAAACAGAAAAAATTTCTTAGGAGGATTTACAGTCTCTTTCTTGCTATGTGTAACTATGTATTTCTCACTTACAAATTTAGGATGCACTGTAATGACATTAGGGAATTTCATTCCCAGCTTCAACTGATACCATTTATCCCCAATCAGAGTATCAACATGAAATGTTGTTTCACTGAATATGGTATCTTGGAAAGTAACAGTATCTATCCTTTCTGATGTAGATAACAGATATTGTAAGTATTGCAAATCCTTATCCTTTATCTTCAACTCTTTTCTAATCCTGTCCATTTCAACAGTAATGGAATCACTGTAATACTCAAGCTGCTCAGCAGTTAGCTTATACACTCTATTTTCCTTCTTCAGGGAACTGTTCTCCAAGGAGTATGCCTTATTGTTATTCACTGCAACAGCCAACTCATCAGATATTTTCTTATACCCATTGCAGTAATACATGGAACAGGATATGGAAGCCAGCATAATCACTGATATAATACTTACTAATATCTTTCTCATAGCTATGTAGTTGGAGTAAATGAACTTAATTTGTTGTAAATTATAGAACCCTTGAAGTTGTATAATTGCTGATTAGAATTAACATTAGTAGGAATAGTACTCATATTTGTACCTACTGAATAGTCTCCATTAGATTTTCCATCATCTATCAATGGAAGCATAATACACCATACAGAATTAACAACAGCACCATTAGAGTCCGATACACCTTGGGTTTTTGTATAATTTGCTTCATTAAAAGAGTTATTGTACGCAATGGTATTCCTCATAACGGCGTTAGCTAACCTATATATGTTATTGGCTGACATAAGGTTTGTAATACTCATGCCATTATATTGTACCATAGTATTCTGGTCATTGTACAATATTATGTACAGTTTAGCTAGGGAAGTACCTGCTACAACAGATATTTTCATATTTGAAAACAGCATGTATTGTACATTATAATTATCATCTATACCTCCACTAGTAGGAGTATATACACTTGAAGTATATATGCCACCATCAACAGGTACTGCACATAATACTGCTTTAGTTTGTGATAATTGGTCAGAATCACTAAGATATGTAAATCCTCGAGGAGTGCCACTTTCAAATCCAAAAGAAATCCTCACCCCAGGAATTGTTATTTCATATTTAGTTGTTACTATAGCAGGCTTTATATGCATTTCACTCACAAAGTTTTTTGCTTCATACCCTTGTAGGGAGTTGGTATCAAATATACCAAAATGGCCTGCAAGCCAAGAGGCTGTACAAAATTGTTTTGTAGCAGAAGGTAGGGAACCTCCTACCTTCTTTACTGCCTCTATTTGTGTCATGAATTCTCTTCCCATACTCTTCTCATAGAATTTATCGTATCCTCAAGATATTCTATCCTGCTCTCCAGTTGCTTGTTCCTCATTACAACCTCCTGTAATGCCTTGATTGCCAGCACACCAAATCTATCATATTCTACCCACTTGGTATCATATTTATCAGCTCTGCTGTGGACCATAGTAGCATATACACCACCCAGTGACAGAAGCTGGTCAGCCTTCACACCAAAAGTACATCTTATACCATTTTCATCAGGGTGTTCCCATATATACTTTATGACATTTAATGACATCAGATTGTCCAGCACATCAGGCATACATGTGACTTCCCTTTTGAATCTCATATCAGAGCCTGAATTACCAGCACCTGACTTAAAGTCCTGATATACTGTCCATCTATTACTCTTATTAACCAGAGCTAAGTCATCTTCCACAATTGTTGAAACCTCCAACATGCCCATCTCTCCAAATCTAGCAAGAGAACCCAGGTTACCAGCATCCTTATCTTCGTAGGCTAACTCTGCCAATGCAGAATCCATACTGACTAACCCATTCTTTGAGGTACTTACTACACTATAAGTAGTGTTCTCCCAAGGAACATACACTGAAAGTACCTTATTACCATCTATTCCTGCACTGCCTAGTGGATAAGCAAGCTGGACAGGATATATTCTGTTCTGTGAACCAAAAGTAGTAGCAGCAACAGTAGATATTGTGCTAATCTCAGTGCTAGATACCTTTACACCACCTAGTGTGGTAGGTGTTGCCTTCCCTAGGGAGAAAGTTGTTCCTGATAAACTAAGTCCAGTTCCTGCTGAGTAAGTTGTGTTACTGTCAGTCCAAGGAACATTGACATACATCTGATTTGAGGAATTAAGCTCAACAGGATAATTCTTACCACTCTCAGGGTACCCAATCCTAACCAATCCTAGTGTAGTTGAGGTAGCTACTCCATACTTAACTGGCTCTCCTGCTGTTGGAGCATATATGTCAGTATTGGTACCATTAATATTAATGGTACCTATCTTTGTACCTGAAGACAAAGACCTACTGAATGACACAGCATCTGCACCTGCTTGGATTCCATCAAGCTTAGATTTATCACTGGAACTCATAAGTCCATTGGCACTAGTAGTAGCAACATTATATGTTGTATTTGTATCTGTCCAAGGTACATTAACATAAGCTTTACCAGAACTATCCAACTCTACAGCATAGTTCTTGCCATTATCAGAGTACCCTATCTTTATACCTCCTAATGCTGAACTGGAAGCCTGAGGTATAGAAGTTATACCTCCTGCACCAATCTCAGTCCAAGAAGTCCAGCTAGTACCATTATATCTCCTAACATATATAACATCATTAGCATATAATGTCTGACTTACAGAAGTATCTCCTACTCCATCTTTGAATACTTGGAGGGCAAAATTATTGACTCTAGAGGGCTTGTTGGTAATACTATTACCTCCACTAGAATAGTACACTCCTAATTTACTTAAAGTATTATAGTTATTCAAGTTTTCACTGTTGCCAATTTGCTTAGGAGATACTGTACTTGCATTCCAATCATATATGTTCCCATTAAATATGATGACATTATCATCATCTATAGGGAAATACAATACATTAGGGTAACTACCAGCAGAGTTACTTATTGCAGTAGCCCTG